TTGGCTACAGCAAACCGCCAATGTTAGACCAAAACACCTCAGCATTGCTTGAGATTATCCCGAACTACTTACGTGAAGTAACAGGCGGTGCGCCACAGGACACGTTAGATCCAGACGCATCAGGTAAAGCTATCAATGCCATCATCAAACGTATTAATCTAAACACGCAAGAGGTGAGCGATAACATCCGCGAAGCCATTCAAGCAGGTGGTGACGTTTATATCTCTATTGCTTCTGAAATCTACACAGAAAAACGCGCTAAGAAGACCTTAAGCAATGACGGCACAGATAGCCGTGAAATGATGCACAAGCTTGTTAAAGACGAGCAAACAGGCCGTTTAATTGAGTCAAACACCATCAAAGGCAAGAAGTTTAAAGCGTACTCAGATATTGGCGCTCAATATCAGTCTATGCAAGAACAAACGGTTGAAGACTTGAAAGGCTTGCTCGAAGCAATAACCGGCAAGCGTGGCGAAGAAGTTTATACGCCTGCAATCATTGCAGCAATGCTTGAGAACGCGTCAGGCGTTGGTTTAAAACCACTTAAGAAAATTGCTAGACAGCAAATGTTACTCCAAGGCTTGGCTAAGCCTGAGACGGACGAAGAAAGAGCATACGTCCAGCAGATGATGCAGCCAAAACAAGATCCAAACCAAAAACTTGTAGAGGCAGCGGTAGAGCAGCAGCTAGCAGAAGCCAAGAACCTACAAGCCGCAACTATCGACAAGATAGCAAGCGCGAAGAAAAAAGAAGCTGAAACGCAAGAAATCTACAGCGAATTAGGCATTAATCAACTTAATCAATTATTAAACTCAAGACAGCAAATCTTGAGGCAATAAGTCACTGCGACTCTAAGCAGGTAGCCATTCGGCAATTACTCTAAATACCATTAAGAGGTTAAACACTATGGGCGATGAAGCGGTAAGCCTAGATAACGGCGTGTCTGACGAAAACACAGAAGAAACTCAAATTGTTGAGACAGTAGAAGACTCAGAAAGCCAAGGCGAAGAGGGTACGCAACCTCAAAAAACGTTTACTCAAGAGGATGTTAATTCTTTTGTAGCTAAACGAGCTGGCAAAGAAAAGGCGAAAGCAGAAAAGGCACGACTTGAAGCAGAAGAACGGCAAAAAGCAAATGCACTGCTTGAGGAAGAGAACAAGCTTCTCAAGTTAAGGCTAGAGCAAGAAGCTGGAAAAAAGCCAAAGGGTGCGCCTAATCCTGATGATTATGACGGCGGCGAATGGAGCGATGAGTATAAGAAAGACGCTCAAGCATACCAAGAGCAGCAAATTAACCAACAGGTGCAATCTGCGTTAGAGCAACGAAAACAGCAAGAACAGCAAGACGAGCTTAAAAGACAGAAACAGGAAGAACTCAAGCAGTACAAGCATAGTTATTACACCAAAGGTTTAACGGCTTATGGTGAAGATGACTTTGCATTAGCAGAGGATCGGGTAACTGAGGTATTAGGTGAAGACGCATTAAATCACTTGGTATCTGATTTAGATGATCCACACGCCATTGTGCATTACTTGGGAACCAATGAAGAAGACTTAACCCGTATTGCCAAGCTGTTGAAAGAAAAGCCAGTGAGAGCAATTGCTGAATTAGCACGATTGCCAATCTCAGCAAAAACAACATCAAACCCCAAACCTGAACCCGTTGAAGAATTGGAAGGTGGTTCGCCTTCAAGTGGTGAAGCGTGGGCGCGAAAAATCGACAAGATGCGCGATAAGGTGCGAAGCGGTAAAGCCACTATGAAAGACGTGCTAAGCCTGAAAAAACAAGCACGGGAAGCAGGTTATAACCCATAAAGGTATTTAAAAAATGGCTAATAATTTTAGTAAAACAGAGATGATCTTCTGGGAGAACGTCCTAGAAGGTTTCGATCCTAACAACATCATGGCGCGTGACGTACAGAAGTACAAACCGCCTATGCAATCAGTAGAACGAAGCGGTTTAACTGTTCGCCGTCCATATCCAATGATTGCGGATAGCTCAACCGGTCTTGATGTATCAAGTGACTATAAAGACATTGTAGATTTAACCGTCCCAACATCGCTATCTACATCAGATATTAAAAACCATGCGTTCCAATTAACAGCGTTAGACAGAAACGATCCAGAACGATTAAAAGAAACAGCGCGAGCATCAACACAGCGTCTATCTTCATTAATCGACACTGACGTTCAAAACACAGTGGCACGTCATGCATCTATTGTTTGCACTGAAACAGGCAACTTTGATAACTATGAAAAGCTATCAAAAGGTGACACTGGCTTAATGGAGCGTGAAGTTAATCAATCCGTTGCGCGTCACTTGGTATTAAATCCACGAGCAGCTAATTCTGTAGCGGGTGATTTGGCGTCACGTCAAACATTGGACGGTACGCCGTTAAGCGCTTATGCACGTTCTACATTAAGCCCTGTTGCAGGCTTTAATACAAAGCGCGCTAATGTTATTGAAAACTTAGCGGGTAGCTCGGCTAGTGGTGTTACGGTAAATGGTGCCAACCAACACGCAACACCTGTAGCGTTTGATTCTAGCGGTACATTAGCATCGGGTGAGATTAACGATCCACGTTATTCAGTCTTAAACGTAAGTACATCGCACGGCCTAGTCGCTGGTGACGCATTTACCATTGCTGGCGTGAATGCTGTAGGTATGGTGAGCAAGAAAGATACAGGTCAATTACAGTCTTTCCGTGTCATTGCAGTGGTTGGTGATGCATTAACTATTACACCTGCTTTAATTCCAGCAGACGGTACAGGTGTTCAAAAACCATACGCAACAGTCACAACTACACC